GGGCCTTTGGATTTTTTCAAACAGGAAGGGTCGGTTGGTAGATTTCTAAGTCCGGACAAATATTTCTGTTATTAAGCTTATCAGAAATGTCAATAGGGACTAACATCCCTGGATAGTTCAATATATTCTCAACACGGGTCATCTTAATTTGCTGACCTTTGATTAGTTGCCAGAACGTTCCTCTATAGTTACAAGAGGTATCACACTGAGGTTGGCCATTAACTGGACCAATTTGGATCTCCTTAGTTCTCTTCTCACCCATGTGAAGTACATCAGTCGGTCTTCTCATTACAATTTCAGGACCACAAAGAGTCTTTGAAAAGGTGAAGCCAATCACTGAGTCCTCTGGTTTTAAACCATAGGAATCAATCTTGTCTTCTAGTCGAGTAGCCTTCTTATGGTTCCGAATGATAACACTCGCAACCGCCTTCTGGGCGTCTGTTATATTGAGGGGAGTTCCGTCGAGTCCAACACCTCCACAAAAAGAGGATAGAAAGTAATTTCTAGCTCCTTCTTGAGAGGCGTGCTCGAGCTGTTTCTTGTGATAATACATGAACTGAGATTGCAGGAATCTATTGCATCCCGAATCTTTGAGAATATCGTTATGAAGCACTGATAAGGACGAGTACTTACTATCGCGCACATTGACTTTTGATTGTCCGATGACGTGACCAAGATTTGCAATTTTGATCTTCTCGGCAATGAGTTTTTTAGTGAGGCAAGGACTTGTACTCTGTTCGGAGCACACGTCTTTATCTTTTCTATCAAACTCACCACCGCAGGGTGCATATCCAAATCCTGTGTCATTAATATTGAAGTTTAACCTGATTCTGCAGGGATCTTCTACCAAATCTTCTTGGATGGACTGAGTATGGTCATCATCTTTATCTTGATCGACCGGTTCATTGGTTGGTTGAGGTAAATCTTTCAATTCCTTTATTTGAAAGAGCGTTGTGTTGATGGTGACAAAGTGTTTCGAAACTAAATTCTTACCTGGTGATAATGAAAACCCAATATCAACGTGTCTATCGGTCCATGCTTTAAATTCCCAGTCACTTAAAATTGGAAAAAGAATATCATCTCCATTAATTAACAGAGGAAGCTTGTTGAAGGCATTCCTAAGTCGCTTAACAGAGTATTTCATACTCTTCCGTCCTTTCTTGATCGAAAGAACCTCGTCCAACATCTTATGATCAGAGAGTGTGAGCAGGTTCAATATACATAGGAATCCAAAACTAATTATGGATCCCATGAGTTGCCCCCGTTGTTGGTCTATGAATTCAGTATTGTCATAGTTGATACAGTGGTTACCCAACATGCGTCGAGCAACAGACCTATACCATTTTGGCACCTGAAGGTGTGAGAGGATCCGATCAAGGATCCATTGAGAGAGATATGGATTTAATCCATCGGTAGCGGCGGAATAGT